CGGGATGCTGGTCGGCGCGCTTCAGTGAAACGTCGATCTCACCGAAGGAGAAGTCAGTTTGCGAGCCCTCGATTTGCTTCGGCACGGCTCACCCCTCAATTTGGAGTGCCCGTGCCAGACCAGCCGTACGGCGTCTGCCGCCACGGCTTGCGGCTGCGACGGATCGCCGTGTATCGCGAATTGAAGATCGCGTACTTCGGCTTCTGCATGTCGTGCCGCGCCTTGGCCCGGTCGAGCATCGCCATCGCCTCGGACCAGAGCTTGTCCGCTTCCGTGGTGTCCGAATGCATGCCGCGGTAGATGCCCGACATGACGAACATCTGCAGGACCAGCACCACCGTCGGCGTTGCAAAAGTCGGGTCGGAGTTGGTCGAGAAGATGCCCTTGATCGTGACCGGTAGCGGCGTGGTCGGAGGACTCGGCGGCGGCGGGCCGCCCTGCGCGTTCACCACGATCTGATTGTTGAAGATGTCCCAGACGCAAGGCACATCGTTCAGCCGCACCATGATCAGGTGCACGAGATCGGCCGGCAGCGGATAGGCCGTGTCATACTGATCATCATCGGGAGCCTTCGGCGAAGGCTGCAGCAGTCGGACGTCAGTCAGCCAGGACCACGGGTGATCTTCGCAGACAAAGGCCAGGCCACGCTCATAGGCCGGCGACGCCGCATCCCACTCTTCGGAGCCGTCGTCCGCGGTCGCGACAAGGTTGTCGGACGTTTGCGACAACGCCGAATTGATGATTTCTAACTTCGATAGGGGCCATTCGAAAGCTGCCATGCTGCACGCTCCGCTTTGAGACGACCCATCGCAACGCACCGCAAGAAAAAGCCCTCCGGTGTTGAGCCGGAGGGAAGTTTGGGAGGAAACTACGGAACGAATTAACCAGTGAGCTTGGCGCCGCCGCGTTCGGCAGCAGCGAGGTCGTCCTCGTGCTTCTTGTCTTTGATCATCCTCAGCTCGGCTGGGGTCGGTTCGCCCTTGCGGCCGAACGGACGGCGCGCCGGCTGCGGCGGCGCGGAGTGTACGAGAGCTTCGTCGGCGGCAGCCTGATCCTCTTCGGCCTTCGCGGCGGCGCGCTTTTCGCGGAATGCATTCAGCCGAGCGTTTGCATCGGCGACCGCCTTGGCGTGTTCATCGAGCGCGGCCTGTTCCTCGGCACTCAGCGGTTCGAGCACTTCGCCATTCGCCTCGCGAGCCTTGGCGACCGCATCGTGGCTCCAGGGCTCAAAGCTCCACTCGCCGGGATGTCGGGCAACGGCGCTATGCGCATCGACCGAATACGGGAAGGTGAATGCGCCGGCGATGATGTGGTGCGCCACCGCGGATAGATTGGCAGAGATCTTGATCGACATGGGTTATCCTCGATTTCGCAATCAGATGATCAGACGTCGACGCAGGCTTTACTGATCCACGACGTGAGCGTGATGCTCGGAGTGGTGCCGCCAAGGACGGCGTAGGCGCGCAGATAGCGGTAATAGATGCGCTGCATCAGGTTGGTGGCCGGCAGTTGGATGATGGTACCAGCCAGGCCAGTCGCCGGGATCGCGGGCGAAGCGCCCAGAATGGTCGCAACGACGCGGCCGGAGCTTGCAGCGGCAATATCGTGGAACGCCAGAAGTTCGACGTTTCCGTTACCGAACGAGGCATCGTTCGAGCCAAACAGACACATCTGGTAGGTCTCATTGGCCGAGCTGAAATCGCAGGCCGTGATGTCCATGTTCCAGATGAAGTCGGTGCGACCGGCTGCCGAGACCGGATTTGGACCGCCGAGATCGACCTGTCCCGAATTCAGGTTGTTGAGATACCCGGTCGCGGTGATCGTCTGCGCGGCAGTGAATGCCAGCAGAGCATCATACGGGCACGGAAAGGTCGTGACCTGCGAGGGAATGGTGTTTGCGGTGAGGGCCATGGAAGTCTCTCCTGTTTCGGGGCTGGCCCGCGGTTAGGCGACGATCGTAGCGTTGGTGATGGAGTCGAGCCGCGCGACGGCCTTCGGATGCTCGCGGGCGAAGCCGTAATCCCACTTGATGTGCGTGGAATCGAACGGCTGACCGACGGTCGGACCTTCCGCCATCACCGACAGCGGGGTCTGCTCGATGGCGTAGAAGCCACCGGGCCGGAACGACACGCAGTAAATTGAGGACGTCACGGCCGAGCCGCCGCCGGAAGCGACTTCAGCGAAGGGCAAGAGGTCCGGCGAGTCATCCGGCTCATAGCCGAACAGGATCGGAAGGCCCTTGAACTTGATGATGCGCCGGCCGAAATCGTCTTCGGAGTAGCTGACGGTCTGGTTGACCAGCGAGTTGTTGCGCGCTGCGGCGTCGAATTGCGGCATCAGACCGCGCGGGACGATCCAGTGCGTCGGTTTGTTCACGAGCCAGTACAGCATGTCCATATTGGCGAGGGACAGCGCACCGCCGCCGGATGCGGACGAATTGTGAATCCAGTTTCCGGTGATCGCAGTGTTGTTGAGACAGCGAACCTGGATGCCGTCCGGCGTGCGCGGATTTGAGGAATGGTCCGACTTGATCAGGTTCTGCGAGAAGAACTGGCCGAGCGCGATGCTCTTGAGCTTCTCCTGCTTGTACTTGCCCTCGGGCCCGAGCCGATCGATCATCGCGCGGTCGGCGAAGATGTAGTCGTCGATGAAGTAGGTGTCCTCTTCGCGAAGGTTGAAGCTACCCAGGTTCTGCTCGCCGGCTTCGTTGAAGCCGCGGAACGAGACCGCCGGAAGCGAGGCGATGTCCATATAGGCCCGCTTGCCGCGCTCTGCCGGGAGGATCGGGATCGCCCGCATCACGTCGGACTCTTCGATCATGTTCTCAACAAAGGCGCGGGTCGGATCGTTGACGTCGATCGACTTCGCATATTCAACGAAGTTGGTGGGCGTCGTGATCGTGGTCGTAAGAGAGACAGCCATCTAAGTTCCCCTCGTCTAAGCTGTGCGGCGTGCGGCGGCTGCGCGATCCTGTGCGTAGCGCCGTTGTTCAAAACTCATCTTGTCGTAACCAGGAATTCCGGCGTCGGGCGCGGCGCGGTGCGACTGCGTGAAGCTTGCAGAGCCCTGCGTGGTCAGCTTGGTGATGATCCGCTCGAACGCTTCGACGTGGCGGGCGGTGACCAGCATACCGGCCAGTGCCTTGGCATCGCCCTTGTCGGCGGACGCATCCATGCCGGACAGCCAGTTGATGACGGCATCGACACGTGCCGGCGCCGAGGTGCCGAGCTTGGCGATCTCTGCCGCGCGTGCGTTGGCAATCGCGGCCTGCGTGCCGACCTCGTGACCAGCATAGACGCCGATCAGTTCGTTGACGGCGTCCTGGGTCAGGCCATGCTTGTGCGCGACGGAGCGAAGCTGGTTGAGAGCGGGATTTGCGGCATCGAGCTTGTATTCGACACCGGCCGGCGGCTTGAAATCGGCGGGCAGCTCGAGCTTGTAATCGTCGGCCTTCTGCGGACGCGAGGCGGCCTTGACGTCTTCCGCGGCCTTGAAAGTCTTGAGCTCGTCGTACTCTCGGTCGCGCGCGATCAGATCTGCGGGGTCGACCTTGAGGGTGTTCTTCTCGGCATCCCACCAGCGATCCGCCAAACCTTCGGGCCGAGCGGCTGGAGCGTCATGTGTCGTCTGGGAGGTCGTAGCCGGGGACGCGGGTCTTTGCGTTGATGCGGCGGCGGCTGCCGGCGGTGTCGACGCGGACGGCGCGGGGGCTGGGGACGACAACGGGCTGCTCACTGCCGCCGGGGCCGACGCTGCTACCTGTGATGCCTGCTCTTCCGCCACTTTCGAAAATTCCCTTCGCCATGACCGCGATCAACTTGGCGGCGAAGGTGCGTTCACCCTGATCCTGTCGCAACGCACCGTCATGAGGATCGATCGAAACCGCCATCAAGCGACGCTGCAAAAACACGTAGAGCGCGGCACCATCCGGCGTTCTGGCGATGCGGTCGATCGCTTCAAGGCAGAAGGCGTTCGTCGGGTGGACTTCCTGCGTCATGCGGCAGGTCCGGGTGTGGCGTTGCCGGGATCGGGGATGTGCCGAGCGCCGGCGAGCTGGGCCATTTGCTTGGTGGCGTCGGCAACCTCTGTCTTCGGACGGAGCACCAAGAGGTCGCCGACGCTGGCTTCCGGAATCCACTTTTCCATCGACTTTCGGCCATCGACGTTCATCTTGAACTCTTCCGGGAAGATGCCGCCAAGCGTCGCCGCGGTGTTGGCAGCTTCCGCGAGCCGTTGCAGCTTGGCTGCGGCTTGCGTCGGGTTGAGCGGCTGTGTCGATACCGCGCGGCCGTCAACCTGCACAGGCTTGATGGCGTTCGATTTCTCGAGCAGATATTTGAACCGGATGAAGATCTGCGCCAGGTCGCGCCAGAACGGCATGCCGGGCGTTCCGATGCGGCGCTGGGCGCGCGCGGCCTCGTCCAGCCATTGCGCGCGGGTCGGCGGGGTGTCGCCGCTCTGCTCGGGCAAGTCGACATAGAACAGCTTGCGCAGCTTCTTGAGCTTATCCTCGTAGGAATAGTTACCGACGTTAGCCGGCGGCGCCTGATAGATGTTCTTGATCGCGGCCTCGTGGCCCGGCTCGATCGGATAGGCCATGCCGGATTCGAATCCCTGCTCGACGCTGGAAAAGCTGAAGCTCGGGAACGTGACCGGCGGCCGCAGCGACAATTCCATGTTCTCGCCGAGCATCAGTTCGGCCTCGTCAATCTGGCGCAGCGACGGCAGGCCTTGCAGCAGCGGGCCGAGACCGAACGGCGAATCCGGTGTCGGATTGAATCGGCCAACCCAGAGCGGGCAGCAGCCCTCGCCCTTGATCTTGACCTCATGGACGAGATGGTGCGCGCCCGGGCCTATCATGACGACGTGCTGCCAGGTCTCGTCACCCTTCTCCTGCCAAAGGCGCCAAAATCCCCAGGCGACCACGGTGCGCTGCTTCGGCGCCTCGGTGATCTTCTTGATGATATCGGGCTTGATCTTGCGCCAGATTTCCTCGCCGACCAGCTCACGAACATTAAGGTTGCGCGTGTGACGCACCGCGAAACGGTCGTCGATATCGCCATAGGGCCCGAGATTGATTTCGAGCTCTCGCAACGGGATCGCGGAATTCGTGATCGGGTATGTCGGATGAGGCCGGTCGATCCAGAGTGCGACGGTGCCGATCGACAAATCCGGATAGAACGCTTTCGGCACCTCCGAATACAGGTTCGAGGCCTTCATCGCATTGAAGATCGCGTCGTCGTCGTCCTTGATCTGGTCCTTGACCTTCTGCCAGATCGCCCCCTTCTCGCCGCCGGGGAGGTCCATGCCGGGACCGCGCTTGCACCACGGCTTGTCTGGCGACATGAATCCGTTGACGATCTCGGTGACGAAATCGCCGCAAAGAATGAACGCTTCATCTGTGTTTAGGTCGCCGGCATCCTGAATGCGGACGATGGTGTCGGACGAGCTCGACGACATCAGCGAGCGCTGGCGGTGCGGCGAGGAAAAGAAATAGCACTCCCGGAAGTCCATCTCCCATTGAGTTTTCCAGGCGCGGCATGCGGCAAGGCGCTCTCGGGCTTCCTGCTCGAGCACGTCGCGGGACGGTTCTTGCGTTGCTTCTGCCATCAGCGCACCGCCGTCGGCGCCGGTGTGGCCGCAGGCGCGGCAGATAGTGTCGAGATGCCCGTCCCACCCAGCGCCAGGCGCGTGCCATAGCGCGCCATCAGCGTCGCTGTGTCGTTCTGCGCCTGCGTTTGCAACTGCGCGATCTGGTCGTTCTGCGCCTGCTGCTGTTCGGCCGCGAGGTTGGGATCAACCGCTATCTGGGGTTGGCTCGATTGCATCGTCGCGGAGGACTCCACCGGAAGCTATTAGCTTGCGGTAGAGAGCGTCCGGGCGCAGTGCGGCGCAACGCACCCCTATCAGGTGGGCGACGGCGGTAGTGCAGAACATGCCAAGGCGCATCCAGGGCAACTGGTCGTCGCGGACATCCACCGTGATGGTCGCATTGCCCTTGACGATCGCGGCAATGATCTGTTTGGCAGCCGCGCCGTCTTCCAAAACCTTCAGCCGCGTGCGGCGGAAACCGACGTCGTAAACCCACCACTGGGCAAGTGCGGGGATCCACGCCAGCGCCGAGACGTGCTTGAAGTGACCGAGCGCAATTGCACGAAAGAACCAGTGATCAGATTTGCGGTGGAAGACGACGGTCCAGCGCGCGGCCTCGATCCCGTATGCCGAGACCTCACGCATCACGACACCCGGCGCATCGACTTGCCGCGACGGTTCCAGGTCTGGATCGGCTTCAGATTGCCGAGTGGCGTCTGATTTGCCATGCGCCGGCCCTCGCCGATCCCGATGAAGGCGTATTGCTTCGCGTCGCAGACGTGGCTGTATTTGCCCTTGGTCGGCTTGAGCTCGCCGAGTTCATCCCGTTCGTTGAAGTATCTTCCGGCCATGCCGACGATCAGAGTGCGGCATACCGGCGAGATCCGTACCCGCGGCGTGCCGTCGTACATCTCGTTCAGCGCATTCGCGACCGCATCCACTCGCATCTGGATGTTGTTGTTCTTCAGGCCCGGCGGGTTCTGAACCACCATGTCGTGCCCGCGGAACACATCGACGCCCGACGTGTCGCTGGTCTGCGTCTTGTCATTTCCTTTCGGGTCCCCGTAGAAGCGAACCGGGCAGCGCGGGTAATGCTTCGCAAGAAACCGCTTCACCTTCGGCGCAAACGTCACAGCGCCCTCGTTGTTGCCGATCAGTTCATGCTGGACCAGGATGCGGTTGTTGACCGGCTGCATGAATACGGCGGCCGGCGATCGTCCGAAGTCGAGCCCGACAACCACCTCGACGCCCTCCACCGGCCGAAGCACCTCGCGAGCGACATGAACCTCGCGCCGGAACATCGGCCACACCGGCGATCCTTCGACGACCAGCACCACCCGCACCATCAGCCGCGAGTCGATCCAGTCCTTCCGCTTGCCCTTGATCTGCTTCTGGTAATAGTCAGCCGGCAGGTTCTGGATGTTATCGGCCGCGGGATTGACCGAATAGCCAGTCACCACCTCATGCCGATCGTCCCAATGCTCGATCAGCGCCGGCGGCTGAAGGAAATATCCCCAGCCTTCCGGCCACTGATATTCAACCGCCTCCTCCGGCGACAGCCCGGCCGGCATGTCCACCCGGCCCGTCATCTTCGCCGTCCAATGATCCTCGTCCGGCGCGTTCATGTCCGCGATCACGCCGCGCCAGGTCGGGCCGCCGTCCTCCTGCTTCGGATAACGCAAGCGCGACGTCGCCTCGTCGACCAGTTCCTTGATGATGTACTGGAGCTCGTTGAAATAAACCCCGGTGTATTCGCCGGATCGCAGGCGCCGCACGTCCTCGGGGCGGTCGAGCGCCATGAAGTCGACCTCGCACCGCACATCGTCAAACGCGATCTTGTGCGTCAGCGCCTGCCCCCAATTGAACCGGCCGTGCAGATCCTCGGGAAAGCAGTCCAGCCAGGTGCGGATCGTGGTGCGCTTCAGGTCCGGATGGGTGTTGCGGACGATCGCCCACCGGGTCTTCCGCATGCCGTCAATCGGCGACTTCACCTGTTCCATCGAGTGTCGCATGATCCGCGTGCAGGCGCCGACGGTCTTGCCCGAACCAAGCGGGCCCTCGATGACGTCGAAGTCGTTGTTCGACGTCACGAACTTAGCTAGTTCGGTTCCGGCTATGAACTTGAACTCGGCCATCAGACGCCCAGGTTGGTTGCCTTGTCGGCGAGATAGGCGGTCATCTGCACCAGCTTGCCGACCAGCGCATAAGTGGTCTTCCCGCCGTATGTGCAGTTTACAGCGCCATCAGCGTGTAGAAAAACGATGGCTATTCCCTGGACCTCGCCCGACCGAGCCGCCTCTAACAGCTTTTCCAATTCGACAACGGTTTCCGCGTCTGGCTCGCCCGGAGCCAGAACCGGCTCGCCTTTCATGCTGACTACTTTGTCGCTCATCGGCGCTTCTTGCCCTTCGACTTCCCAGCCTTCGCATAGGCGATCGCAACCGCTTGCTTCTGCGGCCGACCAGCTTTGACCTCGGTCCGAATGTTCCGCGAGATCGTCTTCTGCGAACTTCCACTCTTCAACGGCATCTCAACCTCCCGCCTCATTGGCTTCCTTGTTGCCGAACCAGCATGAGAGTTCCGCAAGCGCGGCTCGCATGGCTTCACCATCCTTGAACGGACTCGCCAGCCCCATCAGCGCCTCCCCCTCAGCGGGAATTGCTGCATAAGCAACATCCTTGAGCGCGCCACCTTCTGCCATTTCAGCCATGGCACGAAGCTCGGTCGCGATTTGCTTCATGCGAATTTCAACGTCTGACATTTCAACCTCCAAAAATTTCCAGCCAAAAACTAAAATCCAGCCCAACCGAATGACGCGCGAAATGTGTGAGGGGGAAGGAGGAGCTTAATGAAACTCGCCGATTTTCCCCCCCGGATGGCCTCGCGGGCGATCCTGGATGATCACCACAACGCCAGGTGAACGAGCATTCCCCATAGAACTCAATGGGTTGTCATCGCCGAGCCGTTCGAGAGCCATCGCAGCGTTCACGACGGCCGCTTTGTTGTCGTCCTGCTCGACCATTTCGTTGAGCCGGTGAATTCTGCGAGCCTTCCCGCTCAATCGAAGCATCTCACATTGCGCTAGATAGAATGCTTTGACGTGAGGCTTAGTCATTGCGACGTATAGCGCGTGATCGGTCAATCCAGCCTTTTGCGCGGCGTCTGGCCGTTTGAGGCCTTCCCAGACCATGGCCTCGATAGCGACCCTGTTTTTGCCAGTTACGGTGAGGGTTTTGGCTGGTTTACGGGCTGGATTGCTTTGAGATTTGTTGTTGGCCTTCACGGCAACGCTAGTGGATGGCATGTCCTCGGCCCTTGGCCTTCGTCATGGTCCTCGGTCGCAAGCTCCCTGTGGAAGGATTAGGCGGGCGCGCGACTGGGTGCGGGCGAGAAACTGCCATCATTTCGGATTGGGCCGCAAAGCACCGACGACGGCATCGCCTGTTTATGCCTATTTCTATAGGGTT